CTGCCACTGACCATCAGAGCGGTAAGGACCAGTATAATTGTCAGTAAAAGGTACACTACTATCGGGCAATTTATCATACTCAATTTTACTCATTTTTACGCCACCACCACCATACTACATATAACGTGTTTGATCTAAGCATCACACTCCATTCCTTTGCTCTTATAGCGCAGGAATTGGCGACTCTTGTGAAAGTTGAGCGTAAAGAGGTCAGAATGATCACGACGACCTCTCTTCCAAAGCTGCTCAAACAAAGTGAATCGCCTATCATCCCAGCAATAGTTTGCCATGTGGCTACTTATCGCGGCTGGTAGGTCACTCAGCTTGGTACGGCGCAACTTCTCAATGTGTTTAGTGAAGCGCAAAGGATAGAATTTCCATATGCCTTCGCGCTTTTTAAATTCAGTTGAGAAGAATGAGCTACCGTCAAAGTCTGCGTGTTTTTCAAATTCAATTTCAATCCCCAAAAGTTTAGCTTGGTTCTGGTAATTAGTAACGTCGAATTCCGCGGGAAAGGTTTGATTCGTATCATCACCACCCGCAAAAATCCTATAATCCTCCGATAAGATCTGCTCGTCCGTCAGACCGCATCGGATTTTAACGAGAACGTCACACACTAACTGCGCCATGCTGTTTAGGAAGATGGTCAACAAGTAACCACTCTTCATAACGCCACCTGGTACTTTGAAAACCCTACCATTAGTGCAACGAAAGACACAATTTTCGTTCACCTCATCAATAGACTCCCTTACGTCTTTGATGTACGCATCGAATTCGGCCTCTGACATCGAATCTGGCCGTTGGGCCAAATTGACGGTAACCTCTTTGCAAATTTTGAACAAATAGGGATAAAACATATAATCCCAATTCGTCTTGTCTGCTTCGTAAATCACACGACCGCCCATATAACGCACTAGATGCTCAATATGGCCGGGCGACGAAGGCGCGAACCCGTACTTAATGGGGCTCTCTTTCCAGTTTGTTATGGCTGCTCCCAACATCTCTTGGAAGACAGCCTGATGCTTGATCATTTTGTGCAGCGGAAGGCCACTAATGATCCTGAGCATTCCACTCTCAAGTTTTGATCTTTTGTGAGCTTCGGGTTTACAAAAATTTTTGAGTTGGATTGGATGAGCTCTATCCATTTCCCACTCATTTAACACTTTTTCCACCACTCCGCTCTTTCCCAGTTTCTTGAGAACTTGCTCATTGGTTGTTAGCCCATCTGCTTGATAAGGCTGCCCTGGACTCTTACTTGATTTCACAGCGCTCGAGTCGATAATACTAGCCAAGTTCATCTTGGTCTTGTAATCCTTATTCGGCTCGAACTTATTCGCCGATAACATAGCTTCTAAAATATGCACGCATCGAACCGTTTCCTGCTCAGTGGGCGGCTGCGTGATAGTTTTCGTTCGCTTTTCGTATAACTGCAAATGTTTGATCAAGGAAGTGCATTCCGCGGCTGCCGTGATTTCTGGGTATTCATATTTCGACTTATCAAAACCCAGTTTCTCAAGCTCCTCTGCACAGTCGGCAAGGTACGCTTCGATCTCCGGCTGAATTTTCGGAGTCGAGTTGCAGTGCACAGCTTCCATCTGCGGCAATTCTTCAATAAAGGGAGGCTTTAGCTTGACGCACTCATCTTCATACGCCCAATCCCCCTTTGTGGGTGGCTTTGAGAATTTCTTGATCAGCGCAGCATTCCGCTGCTGTTCCTCTTCTTCCTCTTCGACGAATTCCTGATAACGCGATTTGCGCTTCGACGGAAATTCACGTTGGAACTCTTCATCGCTAAGCCCTAAGACAACACGGCCATCGGATGTAATGAGATGATGTCCATAATCATCTTCAAAATCATCGACCTCTCGGCCTCGGTACTTCCACGACTGCTCCCTAGCGTGATATTCCGGCATATTGGATTCACACACTTGCTTTGGTA